ATAGTCGAACTAAGTTTGTTGTAGATCAATATAAAGAATTTGAAAAATCTGTGAACAAGGTATGGAAAAGAAGAGGAATAGATTGGGAGAAATAATATGTTATACATGGTAAATTTAGAAGAGTTGCCAGAGCGTTATACAGTGCAATGGGCTAAGTGGTTCAGAGAAGAGCTGCGCGGCAGAGAGATTGAATATACAGATATAGCAGGAGATCAATTAACATCTAGCGTAGAGACAGGGAAAGTATTAGACGCTGCTGGAACAAACTATTTTAAATTTTCTCAATTACAAACTATTTGTACATTATTTAGAGAAGGTATTATAAAAGATGGTGATAAGTTTTTCATAGCAGATATGTGGTTCCCTGGATTAGAAGCTATCCCTTATATGGCACAGTTATATAATAAGAAAATAGATATATATGGATTTCTTCATGCAGGTAGTTACACGGATGAAGACTTTGCACAGCCTATGCAAATTTGGGCAAAATATTTTGAAAGAGGTTGGCATCAATTATGCACAAAAGTATTTGTTGGCAGCGAATATCATAAAGAAAAATTTTATGATAAGAGATTATGGAAGCAAGAGCCTAGTATTTGGGACATAGAGGGTAAAGATAAAATAATTGTGACAGGCAATCCTTTTAAATCAAGTGTAGTACTAGATGTAGTCAAAGGCATTAAAAAAGAAAGACAAGTTATATTTCCTAATCGTTTTGATAAAGAGAAAAGACCATTAATGTTTTTAGAGCTTGTCAGAGATTTGAAACATACAGATATAAAATTTGTAGTGACTACTTCTAGGAATAAGTTGACTAATGATAATGATCTTATGCGTGAGGCAGAAAAAACACTGGCAGAGTGTCCTAATTTTACAATAAAGGTAGGACTAACTAAGGAAGAATATTATCAAGAGCTTGGTAAATCAAAAGTATTTTTCTCACCCACTATAGAGGAGAATTTTGGATATTGTTTGATAGAGTCATTGCTTGCAAGTTGTATCCCAGTAGTTAGAAAAGATTTCTCTCATATAGAGATATTAGGGGGTAATGAAAAATTAATGTTTGAATATTACCATGAAGCAAGAGAGAAAGTATTACAATATGTGAATGTTGATAAACCTGTAACTTTTGCTCCGTTAGCTATGAAGTATGATAAGAGTATAGAAAATATATTGAAAGAGATGGAGGTCATTTAATGAAGGCTCACACTAAGGTTGAAGAGATTGATATTAATAAAGTTGTAGTTAATAAATGGAACCCAAACCATATGACAGATAAAATATTTGATCAGACTATAAAGCATATAAGAGATATAGGTTTTGTAGGTGGGATCATAGTTAGAAAAAAGGGAAAGAAATATGAAATAATAGATGGAGAGCATAGATGGAGAGCGGCACAAAAAATAGGAGCTAAAAAGATTCCTGTAATTGTGCTCGACCTATCAGACATAGAGGCAGAGATGGCTACTATAAATTTTAATAATCTTAAGGGTGAATTTGATAACGTAGAGTTGGCAGAGTCATTGCATAGGATTAAAAAAGAGTTAGGTGAAGATAAGACTGTAGACAAGATGGGCTACAGCCAAGGAGAGCTAAAGCAATTTGATGAATTTGTGGACTACGATTGGGATGAGTTTGATCATGAAGGGTCTAAGCCTAATGCAACAAAAGGTGCAAGCATAGATGATATTGAGTTGCCAGAGGACTCAGGAGGAAGCTCTAAGACAAGCGATTATACATCTTTTAATGCTGTATGTAGATTAGCGGATAAGGCAGTGCTAGAAAGCGAATTAGATAGGATAAAAACTGCAACTAATTTAATAGGTCATCTTTCTGACAGTAGGGCATTGAGGATAATGGCTGTTAGAAGTGCTAAGTTAAAAGCGAAGGTTAGTTTAGAGGAATGAGCATTAAGAGAAAGTGTGTATTTTATAGATGTAATAATCATGCGGTGGCATCAGCATTTTGTTATAAACATTGGATGTTGTTTGAAGCAGGGGAGCTTGCATTTAGTAAAAGATTGGGTTTATGGTATATAATGAGGGTGGGGCTTAAAAATAAAAAAAGGTCAGGGTTCAAAAATGTCAAATAGTGATCTTAGTGTTGCAAGAATAGCCATACATAAAAAATTACTCTATCCTTGTGGGATTAAATTGAGAGATGTGATCAGGATATTAATAGAGCTACCAGAAGATATACAGATAGTTGGTTTACAGCCTGACTATTCAAACATGAATGATCACATATTAATTAGACACTCGGCCTTACCTAAGATAAAAGAAGGTTGTATAATCCCCACTATGGATATAAGAGTGTATGAAGATAAAACAGAGTTCTGGTTAGAAAATGAAAGATTTACAGGTTGGAATAAATGAAGTGCGTTAAGTGTGGAAATGAAATAAGTTTTAATAAAGTTACAGTTGACAATGAGGAAGAGGGCGGGGTAATAGTAATAGGTAAGCAATGTCTACAATGTGGAAATATAATATTCGATGAGGATAAGATAAAGGGGAGATAGATGAAAAAGAAACCAGTAAAAGTTAAACCAGAAAAGAAATCAAAGCCAGAACCCGTTATATACGGAGCTATTGATGTTAAGAAGGGTATCTTGATATTAAAAAAAGGCAATGTAGAGCTTAGAATAAATGAGGAACAATATAATTCTATCAGACCCTTACTACTTGAATTTAACAATGTAGTAATAGGTGAGTGGGAGGAATAATGTATAGAGTAAGTAAAGTAATTAAATTTGATGCGGCTCATAGACTATTAGATTATGAAGGTAAGTGTAAGAATGTACATGGTCATGAATATATATTAGAGCTTACTTTGGAATCAAAAGAATTAAACTTACATGACTTTGTAATTGATTTTAATGATTTTAAAAAGATAAAAGATTGGATAAATAATTATTGGGATCATACTTACATAGGTGGAAGTGGAGACAGCGTGGCGAAAGCTCTAGTAGCAGAGGGTAGCAGGATATTTATATTAGAAGGTAACTCTACAGTTGAAAATATGTCTAAGTACATTTTTGATATAGCAAAGAAGTTTTACAACAATGATAGAGTAAAAGTGCATAGTGTTTCATTACATGAAACAAGTTCTTCCAAGTGTGTTTATACGGAGGACAAGTGAATTAGATCGGGGGGTCAATGATTTTTCCAAAAGATATGTTTGTGGTGACGACAAGGGATAAAATAACAATTTATGACAAAAAGGATAGTACTATTTGGTTTACATTTAAAAGACCAGAGTTTACTATTAAAGAACATGGGTTTAGATGCTGGTTCGCATCTTGGATAGCAGATTTAAAATGGAGAAATAAATTTCCAATAACTAGAAATTATAGAAGGAAAGAAGATGGAGAAGATGAGGAAAGAGGAGTTCTGGGAAACAATATTTGAGGGCGGCAAAGTTGTTAATGGAACTATTTATTGTGATATAGATTTAACTATAAAGATGGCAGATGATACTATCAATATGAGTGTAGTTAATAAATTAAAAGAGCTATATAAAAAGAATTGCGAAATATATCTTTGGAGTCAGGCAGGGGCTAGACATTGTAGAGAAGTTGCGGAAGAGGCAGACCTACTAAAAATAATATCAGGATGTTTACCTAAACCAGATATATGTATTGATGACTTAGATATAAAAGCAGATTTTATATGGAAGACTGTGAAGCCTAATGAAGTGGATAGTTTGTAGTATATGGGAAGTAATAAAGTTTTTAGTTATATTTTATTTATCGTTAATAGTATTTGCTATTATATCTTGGGTGGGGAGTAGTAATGGATGAAAAAATATTAGAAACTATGAGAGAGGTTATTAATCAGCATAGCAAGACATTAAAGCAAATATCAGATGCGCTTGGTAAAATGAATTTTGAAATAGATTATCTAAAAAGTGCAGTGCTAAATATAAAATATGAAATGAATAAGAAGAAAGAAGGTACTAAGGGTTTTGAAAACTTATTTGGTGACTTATTTGGTAAGGAGGCATTTAAGAAATGAATATATATGAAGATGAAAAATCAATCTCAACTATCCAGATGTATTGTAATAAGATTATAAATTGTATTAAGAACGGTGAATTTGAAACGGAAGACTTAGATGTATTAAAAAATCTTTGCACTGATATAATAGATATGGTAGATAAATTAAAGAATGGTGGAAGTGATGGAACAGACAAAATTACCTAATGGGTTAATGGTGTATGATCTTGATAAAGATATCAAAAAGTATTTGCATCCTGATATCTGGAAGGCGCTTAATAAGCATAAGACATTAACACTCATAGATAGTATTGATTTACCAAGTGGTAGTAGACAAGTGTTGAATGCAACTTACATAGCTATACAGGGTAATGGAGAAATGAATGAAGAGGCTCTCAAAAATCTTTCAAAAGCAATATCAATGGTTCATGATGAATACACTATAAGAGGCCATCTAGCAATATGCAAGGGAATAGACTTAACCCAAGCAGGACCAGAAAAGAAATTTATGATGGTGTGTTATCCATTATTATATGAAAAAGATTTTTATAGATATGAGGATGACTGCAAAACAAAGATAGCAGAGAGCAAAAGAAAAATAGATCAAGAGGTTCATGACCATGATAGACCTATAAAAGCAGTTGAGACATTGCAATCTTTAGAAGAGGTAGAAACAATATGAAAAGTATAGCAGACCAGTTGAAAGAATTGCATGAGAGGGTAGAGGAATTAGAAAATAGCAATGTGACAAATATAACTCTAGGCAAAGATGATTATCTATTCATGAAAGTGCCTCAATTAAGTAATAGAGTGATAGCGAATATAAGAAGAGATATAAAAAAAGTATTTAAAGAGGACGCGGGTAGGGTGATTGTTATAACAGACAATATAGAAATATCAAAAATCACATTAGAAGAGGATTCAGAAAAAGATATAATTAGTACTTACATGAAAAATGTGAGGCATTTATATAAGAAAGATAAAATAATTTTGTAATGGAGGAAGTATGAAGGATTTAGAAAAAGAATTAGGTGAAAGAATTGAGAGTGATTTTACTTATCATAAACCTTTCGATACCGTAATCGAAAAATATAATATGGTAAGAAACACAGGAAAGAGTTTGGCAAAGTTAATAAATGATCAAGTGCCGTGGGGTAGAGAAAAAATGTTAGCTCTAACAAAATTAGAAGAGGCAGTGATGTGGGCAAATGCAGGTATAGCAAGAAATGAGAAAGAAAATGATAAAGTTTAGATCAGAAGATAGATACAAAACCTCAGATGGGAAAATAGTATACACTCTGACAAATAAAGAAGAAATGCCAGTGACAAGAATATTAAATAAAAAAGCAATCATAGAGGGAAGAGAGTATAGAGTAAAAGCGATAGAAAGATTTGGAATTAATCTGGGTGATGACTATCTGCACAAAAATGAGAAGATAGGCTTAATGGTAAAAGAAACAAGGAGGGAAGAAGTAATGAGTGGTGAAAAAATTAGAACTACAATATATCTTAATAAGGAATTGCATAAGGCATCCAAAATATTAAGTATTGAAGAAGGAAAATCTCTTTCAAAGGTAATAGAAGATTATCTAAAAGATAGAACAGGGCATGGTAAAAGAAGAGGTGAAGAGCCTAAAATAATAGAACCTCAAATAACAGAGTCTAAAAAAATGGATGCTAAAAGAATGGTAGTCAATATAACAAAAGAATTAGAAAAACAATGTGAAGTACCAGGATGCAGGTGTAAGGGGTGAGTAAACATGTCAGATATAATTATTGAAAAGGCTTATAATACAGTAGAGCAATACAATTTTAAAAAGAGTTATAACAAAGAGACAGATGAAGGAGACTACACTAGGGAAACAGCTCTAGTAAAGGTAGTTGTAGATAATGAAAATGATAAGGTATATCTTCAAACTGATCCTTTTAAATATGAAAATGGTGGACAACTAAGAATAAGAAGATTAGCAGAATTTAGTACATATGATGTTATACAAAAGTTATTGGTAAAATAGAGTTGCATTATTGGTTTAAGGATGTTATTATGTTGTTGTTGGCGCTTATGACGCCTAAGACGCTATTTAGGAGACTACTTGAGTAAAGATAGTAAAGAGATAATCATTATTCCAGAGAAAAAGGCTAAACTATCTAAATGCCCAAAGTGGATGGAAGATAGAATGTATAATCTTTTCCTAAAGAAATGGCCTACAGAGAAGATAGCAAAACATCTTATGTGTGGAATAAGGACAGTACAAAGAGTTAAGATAAGGAACAACTGGGATGAGTTAGTACGAGTAGAGGCAACAAAGAAGTTTGATAAGATAAGAATTGAGTCTGATAAAGTATATGAGCATATGTTTTCTACTCAGAAAAGGGATGTACTGGAGACAGATAGGGAACTAATAGTCACAAGGAATAATTATATAAATCTAAATAATGATCTAGTAACCATGACCTCAGATTTATTAAAAGAGAAAAAGGATGAGGACGGGGAAATAATACCTATAGATTGGGTTAAGATAGAGAAGATGGAAGCAAGGGTAGATGCCAGAAGAGTAAAGTTTGAAAGAGCTTATGCCAGGGCAAGAGCCGCAACAAAAGAGATGATAGAATTAGTTGGCGACCCACCAGTGAAAATGCTAAAGGTAGCCGAGATTGCACAGTGGAGAAATGATAACCCTACTCCTAGCAATATAACTAATATAAATAATCAAAATGCCAATCAAGTAAATAATGAAGTAAAGGGTGTGGAAGACGGTGTGCAGGAGCAAATGGATTACCTTCATAGACTGCCAGAAGATGTGCAAGATGCATATCTAAATGCCTTGGAAGCCATAGAAGATATAAAAGATGTTAAGGAGGAGAAGAAAGATGAATGATATAAATAAATATATCAATTATGAGTACATGAAATCTATCAATGAGCTTGTAGTAAAGTATAAGGATGTGATAGGTAATAACTCATTAACTCCAGCACTCATGACTACTTTACTGACTGAATTAGATAAGAAAGGCATATTATCTAAGGAAGATTTTTTAAAAGGGTTAGAGAAAGATTTAAAGAGCTGGGGAACACATGGACCAAAATGATGAATTAGAATTAAGAAGGATAAGGGCTAGAAAATTTTATAAATCTTTTAGAGAGTCACCACCAAAAACAAAAAGACAATTAAGGCTGTGGGTTAAAAAGTTTCTAGGGTTTAATGTTCCAGATACAAAGGTATGTGAAAATCATGATACTCCTATGGATTTCTTATGGGAGATATATAATTATAAGAATGAGGCTAAATATGATAGATGGATAGCTTATGCAAATAGAGGTGGGTATAAAACTTTACTATGTGCTATATCAGAGGTTTTAGATTTAATATTTAAGGATTGTGGTATCGTACATATTGGGGCAATTGAGAAGCAAGCAAAGAAGTGTTATAGTTATGTATTAGGATTTCTAAAACATTTTGAAGACAAGGTTCAAACTACAATACAATCTAAAACATTAATGAAGGGCGGAGGAACACTCGAAGTAATACCATGTACTATGGCAAAGGTTAACTCTCCCCATGAACCTAAAGTGAGATTTGATGAGATCGAACTTGCAGCCAAAGCACCATATGAAGAGGCAAAAGGTATTCCAACTGCCGATGCTAAAGGTAATAGAGCGAGCATGGGTTTCATTAGTACTAGAAAATATGCGTTTGGGCATGTCGCAAGAGAGTTAGAGAGTGCTCCAGAGACAGGTAAGAAAGTATATGCTTGGTGCTACAAAGAAGTATGCGAAAGTTGTCCTGATAGCAAGTCAGGAATTGAAGATATACAAGTGGCTATAGATAGAGAGGCATTAACTTGGAAGAATAAAAAAGAATATGATATAATGCCTGATAAGTCTAAAGACCTGTATGAGCTATATACAGTAAAAGATAAATGTCCTGAATGCCCTCTGATACCTACATGCTGCGGGGATCTTAAGAGAGCTGGCGGGAATCAACCTATTGATGATTATATAATGAAGTTTCAAGAGTCAAAGACAGGTGCAACTGCAAGTAATTTATTTAAAGAGACAAGTGGTATAGACTTTTGGATCAACCAACAAGAATGTAGAAAACCAAGTACAAGAGGATTGATTTATCCTCAGTTTACAATGTATCATATAGCTTCACAAAGAGAGATGTATGAAAAAGCTTTTGGTGAAACGATGCCTGATATAAAGATAAGTGATTGGATAAGAGACTATGAAGAGGATGGATTAGACTACGGTGTGCAAGGGGGCAGATGTTTAATTCCAGGGTGCTCTGACAGTGCTCTCTATAGAGGGTATTGCGACAAGCATGAAGCCGAGCATAATTATATGATAGCAAGATTTAAAAATCCAAACTATATTAAACAAGAAAAGAGTGAGACAGATGAGGATTGGGAATATAGACTTATGCAACAGGCATGGGAATGTGACTGGGGAAAGGATTGGGGTTGGGCTGACCCTGATGTAACAGAGGTAGCTTATAAGTCTCCAGATGATAAAGTGTTTTGGGTTGATGAGTATGCAGATACAGGCAGGGATATAAATGAGATAGTATTATGGTTGCAAACTAATTTCTTAGAACTATATGATCCTCAGTCTTGTTATTGTGATCCAAGTTCCCCAGGTAATATAAATGTAATGAGAAATGCAGAGCCACCAATAAATGCAGTTGGAGCAGCCAGAGGAAGAGTAAAAGCTAAGTCAGGAAAAGATAAGACTCAAATAAAAACAACAGGTGGTTGGATACTTCAAGGTATAAGTATAATAAGAACTTTCTTAAAAGTACCAGGCAAAGGTGAGTCAAGAATGTGGATATCCCCTAGATGTCAACTCGCTATAAGAGAGTTTGGTTTATATCATAATAAGATTGATCCTACAGATGATAGAGTAAGAGAAGAGCCAGACGATAAGGATAATCACGCTATGGATGCGATTAGATATTATATGAATGAGAAGTTTAGCCATGTAGGTGCATCAGGTACGATGGTATAAGGAGCGTAGTATGTTAGTATATGGTAATTTTATTCCTAATCTGTTTTCAATCTTTTTCACAGTTGAGGGTGTAACACTATTCCCATTTATATTTATGAGAAGAGATGTACCCTTGTATTTAATATTTCATGAAAGAATACACATAAGACAATACGCCGAGTTATTAGTAGTTGTGTTCTTAATCATTTATATATTAAACTATCTAATTAACCTAATCAGATATAGAAATTTCCTCAAAGCATATATGAATATTTGTTTTGAAAGAGAAGCCTATGAAAATATGCATAACCCAAACTATTTAAAGACTAGAAAAATGTGGGCTTGGATTAAATTCTTATAAAATCAATTCAAAATAGTATATAGTATGTAAAGAGGAGACAAGATGCACACTTTAACGCTGGCTGATATGATACTGCCAGATCAAGAATATAGAAAGTATACAAAGGTAAAGCCAGATGTAGATAGAGCTTATTGCTTCTCAGATGAATGTATACAGCGATATTTATATAAAAACGATGTGAAGTATAGAGCAATGAAAAACGAGTACGACAGGATAAAAAAGATATTTAAGCATCCTAGAAAAGAATTTCTAAGAACTAGATTATTTTGGGCTAAAGAAGTGAAAGTAATCTCAGGTGGGGTGCCCAAAGAAAATCTAAAGAGTGGGTTAGTCGAATGTCCTGATTGCAGATGGACGTTGTTTTGGGAGTATGCATGATAAGAGATACAAGTATTGGGTCTTATAGAGAAATTGAAGACAATGGGTTGTTAAGTAGGGCTAGGTTTATTATTTATGAAATTCTTTTCTCTGACGGCCCATTAACTGCGGGAGAAATTTTTACAATATTGAAAGATGAAGGCGGACCCCATAGTGTTGTTAAAGGAAGCGTGTGTGCGAGATTGACGGAACTCAGGAGGTCGGGTGTAGTTAGGGAGGTGTCTAAAAGAATTTGTAGCACAACAGGCATGACTGCTATCGTTTGGGATGTGACATCAAAATTACCAACTAAGTTTAAGAAGAGCTATAGAGAAGAGCTTAAAGAAGTGGAAAATAAGATAAGGAAATTAATAAAGAGAAGGAAGGCATTGCTATCAATAATAAAAGGGGAAGAATAAATATGCGAGCTGCCTCGTGCTTGCCTTTAAAAGAGGTGCAAATAACGAGCATGAGGTCAGCACGCACCAGAGGGACAAATGAGATTTAAAGATATAGAAGAAATACTTACTAAGAGATATAAACAAACAAAGGGTATAGAAAAACATTTGTTGGAAGAATATGAAGGCAGAGATGTGATTATACCAGATGGCAGATACAAAGGCAGAGAAGCTAAGATACAAAATATTCATTTTGATGTAGAGATGGGGAAAGTAATAGCATTATACAGACCTTATAGATTAAAGGGTGGGAAGAGAAGTGATTTTCTTTGGCATAATTCAGATACAAGATCATATAGAGAAGTTAAAGAAGAGGATTTTATAAAGAAAGGTATAAAAGTATGAGTGATAATTCAGAAAAACCTAAAGAGGGGGATAGGCAACCTAATATCAGTTTCAACCCAAAAGAACTTTCAAATTATTTAATGCCTGATGCGAAGATTAGTGAAAAAAAACAGAGGGGCGCTTGGGCACCAGGGAATTATATAAGGAAATGCATTATGTGTGGTGATAAATTTATGGGTGACAAAAGAGCATTTTCATGTGCTGACTGCGCTTATAAAGAGGTAAAAGATGTCTAAGGAAGATAAAAAAGAGAAGTTGAATTATTATCAGTGGGAGAAAAAAGGTCAATATAATAGTGATAAATCACATGCAGCATGGAAGTTTGCAGAGAAGCAAGCAAAGATTGAATTATTAGAGATAGTTCTTGAAAATATAAATGATATAAAAGAAGAGACTGAGGAATTAATAGAAAAGATCAAGAGAGGTAATCAAGATGGATGACAAAAGAAAAGAAATTGATTATGCAAAAATTGAAATGACTAAATTGTTTTCGACTATGGCAGAAGGGAGTATAGGGGCACTCACTACTCTCATGGAGATGTATAAGAGTGACCCCGCAACTGCCACTATGAATATATTGTTATTAGATGATATGAATATCAGAGGAACTCAAATTTGGGTAGGGTATAAAGATCACTGCGAACAGGACATGGAAAAGTTTGTTAAGGCAATACTTGACAAAGATACAAATATGATTAAGTGTATTAATGAAGAGGGTTTAAAGGGTAATCATTCACATAAGGCAGTAAAGCAAGGTGCAAGCTGTAGGAGAGAGATGTTATGAAAGCAGGAAGTAAAGTAAAGTTTTTAGGTTCAACTGATACACAGGTTAAATGGGGCGATAACGATGACCCTAGTAAAGTTCTTAAGAAGGGCGAGATATATATATTAAAAGATGTCGAAGTACATAACTGGCACACTAAAGTATATCTTGAAGGTATCAAAGGTAAGTTCAATTCAGTTAGTTTTAAGGAAGTGAAAAAATGAGTGAAGCAGATTATGTAAAAGAAACGACCAAGATAGCATATTTGTTATGTAAGGAATCTGGCATGACAAAAGCTTTATGGGAACTATTTTTACCAACTGCATATGATTTATATTGTTTAGAGAAAGAACCAGCTAGGACTGAAAAGTTAGAAGAGATTGGATATAAAGAATGAAAATTGAATTAGACTTAAGTGCAATAGCAGGTATTTTAAAGAAGGATACAACATTTATATATTGTACTGGTAAAGAGACTAGTATAGAAATTGATATAGCTAAAGATGATAAGGACATGTATGAAGATATAGACGATGCCTTAGAAATCATTAGAGACTATACAGAAAATGATTATTAAAATGAAAGTACTAAAAAAATTTGATGTAGTACAAGATGGGAATGCTTATCATCCTCTGTATGAGATAGAAGATGTAGAGGACATGATAGAACAGTTAATGGCATGGCAATATGAATTTGATGATTACAAAATTAATTTAGTGCACCAGTATAAATCTTTTGGCTATGGTGCCTATAACGAATGGTGGGAGATACAGGGAGAACTAAGATGAAATTTAAAAAACATGAGTTAGACCATATTAGAAGGGTAATGTTATCTTGTAAAACACCTGCTCAATGCGGGAGTGCAAGTAGATGGATAGAAAGATTGACAAATAGAATAGGACTTTGTAGTATTGCTCAACACAATTTATTGTGGGGTTGGTATCACATGGCAGAAGATATGGGCTATCTATTTTTGAGTAGAGAGCAAGGTATTAGAAATGATAAACTTATAGAGGAGGTAAAGTCATGCGAATAGGTAATACAAAAATGAATAATGTGTGTTGTACTCATTGCGGTAGAGCACAAAAATGTCCTATCACGTCAGGGCAATGGCACTGTGAAGCGTGTGGATTACATTTCACAGTACAAGTACCAGAAGAAAAGAAGGAAGAGAAGAAAGAAGAAAAGAAATGAAGTGTGAAATAAAAAAGAATGGGATAATGCATGTCACTGCGGAGACAGAGTTAGAGGGGTATGCATTAGAGATGTGGTGTGAAGATTATCCAGATGTGAATGGGAAAGATGCTCCCATTAAGTTTGATTGGAGTTTAGCAAATGTTAACGACAATTGAAAAAAGTGATAAGGTTTTAATATATGACTTTTCAAACTTCGCATTTCTAGTATACTTCGCACAAGGGTTCAGAGAGTTAAAGACTAAGAATGGTTTATCTTCAGGATTAGTTTATGGTACTCTAAGAAAAATAATATCTCAAGTCAGAGAGTTTTCAGAAGATTGCAACTTAGCCCTAGTATTTGCCCTAGATGAATTCCCTAAGCATAAGCGTGAACTAGTACCATCATACAAAATGAATAGAGAGAAGAGAGAGGAAGACCCAAGACCAGTAGTCATGAATATTCTTAGTAATAGTAAATGTTATTTTGTTAAGTCTAAAGGTCAAGAGGCGGATGATGTCATAGCAACATTAGTAAGAAGGTTCGAGGGTAAAGATATAATCGTAGGGAGTGCTGACCAAGATTTATTGCAACTTAGAAATGAAAAGGGCGTTAGGAATTATAACATAACCATGAATGAATTTTTTACTATCAAGTGGTTCAAAGAAAAGTATGGGCTAGATGATTGGAACAAGATAACAATCTTTAAAGCCTGTTTCGGAGATACAAGCGATAATATCAAGCCAGCCCTACCGAGAGTTAGAAAGAAAGATGTGCTCCCCTATATAAATGAAGCTAAAGACTTTGAGCACTTCAAAATAGTATATGGTCTAGCTAAGAAGACAGATAAGACCCAAGCATTATGGGACACTAATCAAAAAGAATTGAATAACAATTATAAAATAATCAAACTTGACCCAGAGTGTAAACTATTAAAAAAGAGAAGTAAGCCTAGTATGAAAAATTTAGTAGACATATGTCAGAAATATGAGATAGAGTCACTTACTAGAAAAGACTTAGAAGTATTATTAAAATAATTCTTATATTATTGGGATAACGTAGTATATATAGTTATAAGATAGCATAAGAAAATATTGTTTGCATTTATTACATCTTGGGAGTAACATAGCTAGTTCGATATAAAGAGGGGGAGTTATGAAAAGTATATTGTGTGCATTAATAATTGCAGTAGTAATGTCATTTGCAATGGCAACAAACGGGGCAGAGTTGGGTTATTTCGACCCAAATGATCCAAATGATGTAATATCAAATCAACCACAATTAGTAATTACAGTAAGTAATGATAATTATTATTGTGTGCCAAGACCAAACAAATTAGATTGTAACTTAGCAAAGGCTAAGTCACGTTCAATGTATAAAGCATGTAAGGGCGTTAAAAGAAATTTAGGGGAGTGCTGGGAAGACTCTTATACTCCTAAACATACAGCTTGTCTAGTCTGGCAGCAGGAATGTTTTGAAGTATGTACTAATTCTTTTCCAGACAATAGTAGGTGTTATGATGGGTGTTATAAATTTGGGAGGAAATAATGGGTAATGCATTAGCTGGAAATTTAAAATTTAATGTAAGTTGGAAAAGTAATATTTATTGGATATGCAGATGGGAAGTAAGCACAGTATATGAAAATAAATATTTCAAAGTAAGTGCAGGGAGATCAAAAAATCCTGATAAGCTTGAAAGCAATGTTAGAAAAGCTAAAGAGAAGTTAATAGAAAATATTGGAGAATGGGTTAACCTAAAAGAACTTGAAGTCCAAGCTCAAGGATGGGTGAGCGAGTAAATTAAATTTTAACAAAGGAGTATGAAATGGGTAGTATTGGGAATGTAGAAACAAAGGTAGAATTACCAAAATTTGAAGAGACAACTAAGGAAACAATTGTAGAGACAATTGAAAAAGTTGAAAAGACTATGACAGATGTTATTAATGAAAATGAAAATCTAACAATTAGAAACAAAGAAATGATCCAGACTCTAAAAGAGACACATCAAACATTGCATAACAAAACTATCGAACTAAGGGTAATGTTAGGCAATTTGAATGAGACACCTTTAATATGAAGTATGTAAGTATTGATATAGAGACTACGGGGCTTGATCCTTTAAGTCATGATATAGTTGAGTTCGGCGCTGTATTAGATGACTTAAGCGACCCTAAGCCCCTCAAAGATCGTCCTAGATTTCATGCTTATATATCAGAAAAAGAATATGTTGGGCAACCTTACGCACTTTCGATGCACCCTGATATATTCAGAAGGATAGCAACTAGAGAGAAGGGGTATAATTATATCTCTCCTCAAAAACTAGGAGTAAAGTTTAAAGGGTTCTTATTAGAGCATGGCTATGAGGTTAAGTACAATAAGATAACTATCAATGCAGCAGGCAAGAACTTAGCAGGGTTTGATAATCTGTTCCTTAAAAATAAAACAGATTGGGCATCACATATTAACGTAAGAGCTAGAATACTTGATCCAGCTATATTGTACTATGAAGATGGGGATGAGAAGCTCCCTGATAGTAAGCTATGCATGGAGAGAGCTGGTCTGAAAGGAGTAGTTGCTCATACTGCAATAGAAGATGCTATAATGGTAATTAAGTTGCTTAGAGCTAAACTGTGCTAACTAAGAAGAGTCGATATGAGGAAGTTCAAAGGCTAATAAATAAAGCCAAGTCACCACGGTACAGAAAATACAATACATTTGAAGAGATGGTTGATCAACATTGTAGCACCTGCCTTAGATTTTCAGGTGGATGTAGTATATTATCTGTAGTGAGAGAAAATCAAGAGGAGAGAAAAACTTTCAAGGTCAAAAAAAAATTCAACAAACCCTATCAATGTACGGGGTGGAGGCAGAAGTGACACTACAAGCAAGAATAGATGAGTTGGCACTAGAGATTGATAGTGAGGCTTTTTTAATTTGCAATGGGAAGTACAAAGAAGAGACTGAGGATACGGATGTATCAGAGCAACTAGTTCAGGTTGCAGAAGATTTAAGAAACATATCATTTTAATTAGGAGGTAACGATGGAAGAGGCTAAAGTGGGTGCGTTTATTAGTTCACTGAAAAGGAACAATAAGCAAATCAGAGAAGACAGGGCGACTTCAATTGAAGAGGATGCACATTTGATCTACAAAAGAAGTATTGAAGATCAGGCAGTTAAAATTAAAAGAATGAAGAGAGATCAGGAAAATATGTTAGACATGTCTCCTGATAATGCTATGAGCTTGAAACTAGCATCTGACTTTGATGCCCAAGCTTATGCTGATAAAGACTTGCAACTAGGAGTTGATATTAGAAATGCAGAAATTAAATTAGATATCGCTAAGAAAAGATACGACTATCTATTCGGAGGTATGTAATGGGTTTCGGTAGCTATTCAGTAGAAAATAGTATTACAAGATCAGCCTTAAAGGGGTATGATACAAAAAGTACTCATGAAGTATTCAGTCAGAGAAGCATTAACAGTGCTATGAACCCTTATAATGTTAAGCTTAGAGAGTCAAGAGACTCTAAAGAGCATCCTGATTCACTTGCAATCGTTATTGGGCTTGACTTAACGGGTTCAATGGGATCAATCCCACATCATTTAGTAAAAGAAGGCTTAACACATATAATGGAAAAGATCATGGGCGACGGTGAACCAGACCCTCAAGTTCTTTTCTTGGGCGTAGGAGATCATGAAACTGATAATTCACCTTTACAAGTGGGTCAGTTTGAGTCAGGTGACGAATTACTTGATAAGTGGCTTACAGATGTTTACTTAGAAGGTGGGGGCGGAGCTAATGAGGGCGAAAGCTATTTACTTGCTTGGTACTTCGCAGCGATGCACACAGCTATAGACTGTCATGAGAAGAGAGGAAGAAAGGGTTTTCTATTTACAATAGGTGATGAGCCTACATTAAAAGAAATTCCAAAACATACTATACAAGCTTTAATGGGCGATGGACAGTATGAAAATTTCTCAGCGGCACAGTTGTATGATAAAGCAAGAGAGAAATATGATGTTTATCATATTCATGTAAAAGAGACTAGAGCGGGGAGTATGCAAAGCACTATAGATGGTTGGAAGCAATTGCTTGCAGATAATCTTTTAGTTGCAGAAAGAAAAGAAGATATTCCTTTTATAATAGCTAAGACAGTATTAAAAAAAGAAGATCAAACAATAACTAAAGACGATGTGGGTAGTATAGATGAAATCATGCTCTAAAGCACACGCAGTAATAGGTTTAGGGTTCGGTGATGAGGGAAAGGGAGTTCAGGTTAACTCCCTTTGCTTTAAGAGAGACAACCCACTAATAGTCAGATATAGTGGGGGTCAACAAGCAGGTCATACTGTAACAGTCGGAAAGAAGACTCATGTATTTTCTAATTTCGGCAGTGGTACTCTATTAGGCGTTCCTACATACTGGTCAGAGTATTGTACGTTTGATCCGATTGGAGCAGTGAATGAATATTATATACTGAAAGATAAAGGTATAGAGCCTACTATATTCATTAATAAAAAATGCCCTGTAACAACTTCACATGACAAGTACCATAATAGAATGAATGATTTTCAAAATGGCACATGCGGTGTTGGGGTGGGTTCAACTATCCAGAGAGAGGAAGATCATTATTCTTTATTAGTAGAAGATTTGTTATGTGATAGTATTTTAAAAATAAAATTAGAAATGATCAGAGATCATTATAAAATTTTAAGTTTAGATAATAATTTTTTAAAATATTGTTATGCATTTAAAATGATTCCTAACTTTCAAGTAGTAGACAGTATGCCAGAAGGTTATAGCGATTATATTTTTGAAGGTTCACAGGGGCTACTATTAGATCAAGACATAGGCTTCTTTCCACATGTAACAAGATCAAGCGTAGGGACAAGAAATATACTGATGGAGTGTATGATATCAGATAAATTAAACGATGAACCTTATATATACTTGATGACAAGAGCCTTTCAGACTAGACATGGGAATGGCCCAATGACAAATGAAGATAAGCCCCATAATATAAAAGATAACCCATATGAGACAAATAAAGATAATGAGTTTCAAGGTAAATTTAGAAGGACTTTACTTGACTTAGACTTATTAAAGTATGCTATAAGCAAAGATGATTATATTAGAGATACAAAAAATAAAGAGTTGGTAATAACATGTTTAGACTTAGTGGAGAATGAATACAGATACACAACGGACGGGACAGTGGTCTCTTGCAATAATGAAGAGTGTTTTGCCCAGACTATAAGAGACTGTTTAGAGATACCTAAAGTTAGTACAATTCATTCACCATCAGGAGACAGGAGAGTTTATGAGTAAGGTTTTAGAAAAAGTTTCTACAGAGGATCTTAGTAAAGAGCTTAGACGTAGGAGAAAAGAAAAACAAAAGATTAGAGACACCCAAATAAAAGATTTTGCTAAAAAGTTGGCAGAGATAGTAGACAGCTTTGAGCGTGAGACAAACCATAAGATTACACCTTATAGATTGGAATTATAAATGAAGTGTTTAATATTAATAATATCGTTATTTGCGATATCATGTGCACCAACTATCGCACCAAGTATTAAATGTGAAAGATCATGTATAGAGAGAATGGATGAAGAGCTTGGTGATAAGGCTATAGAGTGGTGTAGAGAGTATGCAAGCAAAGGCAAGTGCTGTAAGTATAGTTGTGGGAATGTATATGA